AAGGACCTGGTCCTTTCTAGCAATGAAGTCTGATTTCTCAGTCACTGCCGTAATGGCTTAATAAGCCGTGCATCTAAGCAACCTGGATTCCTCTGCTCGAGGTTCCCCAGCAAGTAAAGAACGATATACTGCCCCACAGCGTTGTGATGGTTATCACTACAGAAGGTCTCATGGGGAGTACTGTTCTTTTGGACAGCCACTTATCGGTCGACAGTAATGTCACCATCAAAAGTGGATAAAGTGTGTACGGTACTTTCCTTTTCAGGAAGTAAAGTGCACATGTTGAGGGAAACCTCATCGTAAACTAGGCCTTAAGTAAGCCTATTCTCACCTCCGAAAGAGGAAGATCCAATAGTCACCCTAAAGGGACTAGTAAGTCTAGAGAATTGATGGTTAATCAATAAACTGAAAAAGAGCTGAGTACCCCAGAAGGGTAGTACGAACTCTGATTCCGACGAGTAGTAACTGGGAGCAATCCCAGGATAACTAGCTTGGCACCCTAATGGCTCCGGAAGGTGAACGAGTGTGTCCATAGTTTTCAATTATGGACATAATCACTGAACATCCAGAAATGGATGGTAGGTGTAAAGTTGGGTCCAGGTGAGTTTCTCTCTTTCGTAAGGAATCTCTAGGTTACCAAACTGTATCAGCTGTATGTTTCGCTGGAAGGGATTAGCACCCCAACCACCAGAGCTTAAAGCCTTATGGAATGGTTTGTAGAGGTCACCTCCTAAGATTAGGAGAGCCTGGATCCAGGGGTCTCGAACTCAATTCAAGAGTCGATTAGGGCAACCAAGGAATATAACCTATTGGGCTTCACAGCCTGCCTGCGGCTCCTGCACCCTTACGGGGGTGTAGGAAAACCGAAGGATAGCTCCCTCACGGGATGCTGGTTACAATTAACAATTATAATCAACATGAATTACTTAAACTCTAAACAGATTTTAAGTGCATCAGCTATTTGGCAGACGGCCGTAAAACGCCGTTCGCTATTGCAGCTTCGCCTTAAACAAGCGATTGTTGCAATAGTAGGATCACATTCCCTGAGTTGGGTTAAGGCTTCAGCTAGTTTTTCTTGGTTTGTAATCAGGATGATCCGCGCAAATGGTAACCAGGGATTAGCCTTGTATTTGAAAGCAGCAAACTTGCTCCTAATCAGAGCAACTGCCGGTAAATTACTTGACAATCCTCGGTTAGCAGGTGCTGCAGTCTCCGTAACCAACGGTGGACTCCCACGGATTATTGTGCCTGCGCACCGCCTTAGGATTAAGGGTGGTGACCGTGCTGTTATTCGTTTTTGGTTAGGATTATTTACCCTTTATCGGGTTTTACCTTTCCGAGGACGACTCACAGTGGACACTATCTTGAATCCTGGGGTGGAACTCTCCGACGACCTCTTGTATGACTGGAGGATGTTCTTAAAGAACTTCTTCTGGCCGTACTTGAAGCGTATGGGAGTTTCTCCTCTTCAGTCGGAATTATCACGTGACGATCTCCTAGAACCCGGTAAACGGATTCAAAGAGAAAAATCATACTGGTTATTCCGTTCTTTAGAGGGGACACGTCGGTTACTAATGTCCGCGGGTCCAGGATCTCGAGTGACTGCGGGTTCCTCTATCATCTCCCATGGTTTTGATGCATTCCTTTGGACTACTGCCACTGAATTGTGGCCGTATCTTAAGGGGATGTGTCTAATCACGGGAAACATTCACTTTTTAGATTCAATGCCATTTGTTCTTGCTACCAAGCAGGAAACAGTGGACTTGAACCATAATGTGAACGGTGAGTATGAACTCGGGAAACTCTCGATCGTGGAAGAGCCCGGGAAGTTACGTGTGGTTGCAATGGTGGATTCTATAACCCAATGGGTTCTTTATCCTCTTCACAGAGCGCTCTTTAAAATTCTTGAGGTGATTCCTCAGGATGGGACCTTCGACCAACTCGCTCCCGTCAATAAAATGATGGTTGCTATGAAGGAGAAAGGTCTCAAGAACGTGTGGTCGTACGATTTATCGGCGGCCACAGATAGGATTCCTGTTGAGTTACAAGAATTAACCCTGGTAGGCTTTACCTCAGTCGATTTCGCTTTTTATTGGCGATCCCTTCTGTGTAATCGGTATTACCAGTTACCGGCTCAATGGCTTAAGACTTTCGGAGCGAAGAAGACGGAGGCCCTTACGGGTCGACGTCCAATCCAACTTCGAGATCTCGAGACCGGAAAGCTCGGTGCTGTGAAATACGCTCCGATAGGAGCTATACGATATGCAGTTGGGCAACCAATGGGAGCTTACTCTTCTTGGGCAATGCTTGCCTTGGTACATCATGCGCTCGTCCAGTTTGCAGCCTTTAAAGCTGGCTGGAGAACCTGGTTTCCTCTATACGCGGTATTGGGGGATGACGTCGTGATAGGGGATCACTTAGTCGCCAACCAATATACTCGTCTTATGGAGTCAATTGGAGTAGGTATTGGATTTCACAAATCCATTATCTCCGACAATCTCTCGTGCGAATTCGCTAAGAAATTCTTCTATAAGGGAGAAGAGGTAACTCCTCTTCCTTTAGTTGGAATTTCCGCGGGTTGGCTCGGGGCGTCTTTCGTTCCTGAGGTCATAAAGACTGTGGAACGATTGACGGGTTGCCGACTCTCCGGTTACAACATAGGGCGTTTCCTTGGAGTAGGGTTTAAAGCATGCTCTGGAGCGGACAACCGTCCTCTCCTTCGCTTGCCAAAAATCCTCTCTAGGGTGCTTATATTGCTTTCAAAACCCAACGCTCCTCGAGGTGTTGCAACTCTTTATGATTGGTTACGACTAGAGTCTTTATCGACTCATGTAGTGACCGATCAAAAGAGCTCAGATTCCCTGGTTAAACATGTTGTCAAATGGTGTTCCGAAGAACGGTTTCCCCGTCTTCTCGAGTTAATGGGCTCTAATATGGCAAAATTTTTGCCTGCCCAGACTTTTGAAGGCTCGGAGGCCCTGTTCCAGGAGTACGCCAAATGGTTTCATCTTTATATCAGAGAACCTTTGATGCAAGACTTTGAGATCAAGCGGATGGAAGTGGAAGCAATACTTAGAGGGATAACAGGTATTGTTCTTCCGACGGAGAAGGAGGTTTGTGACCTCCTTCAGTCGGTAGAAGAATTCGAGGATCTCATCGGCGAGATACCTTCGCAAGTCCTGCGGCACAAGTCTCAAATGCACGGAAAAGCAGAAGCGCAAGCAACTGCCAACCGGGCTATGCGGCTCGTGAAACAGGGTCCTACGTCGGTAAAACGCTGGCGATCTCTTCGGAAACTTCTGGGCACTTCACTTGTCGTGAAACCTCTGGTAACAGGAGGCGGATCGGCACGTGGGGCGTCAGAATAAGATATTCCAACTCAGGCGGGTGATACCCGTTGTGATCCGTGGCTCTTATGAGGATAGTGACCCCGGTTACTAGACTTATAATCCAACAAGTGGAAAATGCATCTTAAGCAAC